ACACTCAAAGGTTAAAAATACCGGGGTATTATTTGAGTTGTTGGTTAGGCAAATAACTAACGACACATTAAACGGTATTGAAAAATCTCCTGCGTTAAAAATTGTAAAGGAGTTTTTTGGAAAAAATAGCACTATAAAAAAGGAGCTTAAACTGTACAACACTTTACTTAAGGAAAAGTTCCCTTCAGAAGCAAAGGCTGGTAAATTTATAGATATAGTTTTACAAGAAAGGGCTAAACTAAATAACTCAACTATAAAAAGGCAAAAATATAATCTAATAAAAGAAATCAGAAAAAATTATGACCTTGATAACTTTTTTAGAAATAAGATAGACAATTATAGAGTAAACGCTTCGATATATAAACTTTTTGAATCTCATACAAACAAGGGTATAAACAACCCAAAAGATGTTTTGGTATGTAGAGATACTATAATTGAAAATTTATCTTCAAAAGCAAAGAAAAATACTCAAGACGAAATACTAAAGGAATATTCAAAACAGGATAAATCTGTTAGACTTCTTGGCCAAAAAATTTTATTAGAAAAATTCAATGAAAAATATGGAAAAAGATTAAACAAGGGCCAAGCAAACCTAGTAAAAAAGTATATAAACAATATATCTAATAATGGAAAACTAACCGAACATATAAGTTCAGAGGCACATGAGTCTAGAAAAAAAATCACTAGTTTTGCAAATAAGTTTGATGATAAGATAACTTCAATTAAATTAAAAGAAGTTGCACATCAACTAAAAAAGATAGAAAAATCAAAAACTGTAAATGAAACATATTTAGCAACAATGATGAACGTATATGAATTACTAGAGGAGTGTAAACGTGTCAATTAGTAAAGAGCTAGAAAGAATAATTGCTGAGATTATTAAAGAAGAAGGCACTGTTTGTGAAATGTGTGGAGAGGTTCATGAAGGGTCTTGTGGCGATGGAATGGACGAAGCAAGTACAACTTCTAACGTAGCAGGATACTCAACGCCTCATGCATTTTCTGGAAATAAGAAGTCTGATAAAGACAAAGAAAAAGAAAACGCAACAAACAGTACAGGATATACTATGGTTAAGGAAATATACAATCAAAATTATCCTGCATTCAAGAATGACAGTACAAAAAATTCAAGGCAAAAAGTAAACGGTGCAATCCAAGAAATAAATAAAAAACTTTTTGAAATTGAAAGAATAATTGGAAGAGCAGTTAAGTTAAAAAAGGAAGATGGAGTTTCTTCTGATAGATATTGGAAATCTACTAGGCCTAGAATGACTAAGATAGCTGAAAGACTGATTAAGGTATCGCATAAATTAAGAGAAATAGCATCATAAAAGAAACGGGGAAAGAATATGGGAAAATTCGTTAGGCAAAGTGTTTTGACTTGGCCACAATTCAGACAAAATATCAAGAGCACAAAATACGTTTTTGAAGGAAAAGAATACATTGGCTGGGAATTACCAATGCACGAACAAATTAGACTATTTAGAATATCAGAAGCTCAGATAAATAATATAGCAAACTTTACAAACGTGCAGTCCGATTCTAAGAGAATATAATTATTATGAAAAATCTGTTAATTGACTATACAACTTTTGACGTGTCCCCTCAACGAATTATGGAGTCTGAACGACAAAATAATGGTAAGGTCATAGTCACTGGTTGCTTACAAAGAGCAAATGCAAAAAATCAAAATGGTAGAATCTATCCTAAAGAAATTTTAATGCGTGAAGTTAAAAATTACAAAAAGGTAAATATAGCTGAAAGCAGAGCTTTAGGAGAATTAGACCATCCAGAATCATCTGTTGTTAATCTACAAAACGTATCCCATAACGTAAAAGATGTATGGTGGAAGGGTGATGATGTCATGGGAACCGTTGAAGTACTTTCTACTCCAGCTGGAAATATATTAAAAGAGCTATTAAAATCTGGTATAAAACTAGGAATAAGTTCTAGAGGATTGGGTAGTGTGGAAGAGTTGTACGAGAACGGAGAACAAGCTGTTCAAGTTAAAGATGACTTTGAATTGATATGCTGGGATTTTGTATCTAATCCATCAACTCATGGAGCCTTTATGAAACCAGCGGCCATGAACGAAAGTGTAAATACGGTAAATAAAATAAACGATAAATATAGTAAGATAAATGTTTTGGTGTCAGATATTCTTTGTGAGATGACTGGAAAGTGCGAATTACCACCTCTTAAGCATCAATCTTGTTGTGGAGAAAAATAATGAGTAAAGGAATGGCGTCACAAGACCTAGATAAATTTGGTCCATTTGGAAAATATAACGAGGTTGTTTTAGTAAATAATGCAAC